CTTGGTATTAGCTCGTATTTCACTTGCTCGCGTAACTTGAGGATCATGCCGGCTTTCTGCATGGCCTTCAGATCCTGGGCACGCTTGGCCTCTTTTTTTGAAGCATATTCACCAGTGGCCTTAGCACCGTACTTGTGTTTTTTCGGGGCGCGCTCAGGCCGGAACACCTTGCCGCGCTCTGGCAGTGTCCCGAATTTCTCCTTGAACCATTCCTCACTGACTCTCATGCTTCGCCAACCATTCGTCCAAACTCTGAAACACCACTCCGCTACTGAAAACCTGTAGCATGTTCTCGCCTGCTACCCGGGCGGCCACTTCTTTGCTATCCGTTATCCCTGCGTACCGCAAATAACCATTGATCCTGAGCCAAACCTCGTACCTGTCACCCACCTTCCAGACCCAGTTCCCGTTCGTATGCTCTGCCAGGCTGGGTGTGAGCTTTTTCCAGCTCATACGATCTGAATAACTCCCATTTCAAATAGCGCCCTGATCGTGCGAGTCTGCGCTCTGCGCATGTAAAACAACTTGTGGGCCCGCCATTCATCAGACTTTACCCGGCCATCAACAACGTCATGGCAGTCGCTGCAGCCAAAGCCACCTGATATGTCGTCGGACTTGAGTGATGTGCCGTGTGACTCATCCGGAAAATGACAAAACACCGCAGTCTCCGGGTCGTAGTTGCACACACCTGCGATGTTGATCAGGCACTGCTGCCCACGGGCAGCGTCAGTGATTTTCTTGCTTCGTATCATTGCTCCTGCTCCAGCAAGCCATCGATATATTCACCCCTGCGCGGTATGGTGATCTTGATTCCCCGCTCCGCGCACCACTGTGCATGTTTTTCCATTGCGTAAAGCCGTTTCGATTTCGGCGCGAGGGTAACGTCGGGGTTTTGACTTATTGACCAGCTGTAGCGCCGGCCATCCTCATCAACACCGAGCCACTTGATCGTGAAAAGCTCGTGAGCGTCATCGGCGTTAAATGGTCGACTGCCGCGAGGGTTGCCCTGGCTGTCGATGTATAACGGCATTGTGCATCCCATGTGGGCCATGTGCCTGGCAGTCTCATTCATCCAGCCACGCCATGTACGAAGCATTGGCACCGTGCCGGTTGCCTCTGCTTTGACTTCGCAGCGCATGACCTGGCCGAGCGGGATCTTTCGGAATGCCTGCTTGGACTTATCACCGTATGGCGCGTACATCCCGCCGCACTTTTTGAGCAGCATTTCGGCCATCAACCAGCAATGCCCCCGTGATTGATATTCCAGCGATCGGCGACGCGTTCTCCAGTGGGCGGTGTCTCCATACGGTCAGCGCTGATCAGCTCTACTTCCGGCAACGGGATCCGTTTTTCAGATTCCCAGCGCTGAACAGCACGATTGGTTACTTCCTGAATTGTCATACCCCCAAGCTCTCCCGTAGTGATGCCATGCGCTCTTGGTTCTGCTCAGGTGTCAACACCACACTGACAGTCTCTGGTAGTGCTTTCGGCACTGGCACAGTGATGTCCTCGCCAGACAGTACGCGCCGGCAAAGCTCCGAATAGTTCCGCTCAAACACTGGGAAAATCTGATCAGTCGGGAACGAATGCAGCTCAAACCAGCCTGTTGCTACGCCTGCATGAAACACGGCTGGATGGCTCCACTTGTGTTTATGCTTTGGTGATGGTGCTAAGCAGGCCTCCCGGTAGGCAGCGTTTACTGCGGGCAAACCATACGATCGAAGATCAATGCAAAAATCTCTGAATTCAGTCGCGTCAGGCAAGTACCGCGGCTTACCCTCCTGGAATGATCGGAGCATGTTTACGAATCCGCGCTTGATCTGCTCTGCACTCAGGTCACTCAGGAACCGGGACCACGTATCGAATGCTGGACTATCCGTGTCGCCGTACTGCTTCAGCCACTTTGCCCCGAACAACTCACCCATGCGGTCCCATAGGTCCACCATGGCCAGTTCCTGCTCCATGGCTGTACTTTTCGAGGATGTCCTGGCGTCTACGCTCTGAAGCTGCGTGAGCCCTGCCAACGGTCGATTGCTCTGTGACGCTTCGCGTATCGGCGTTACCAGATCGGCTGCTGTTCGCATGGTCGTTTTCCTTCTCAGCTGATAATCGGGGGTATTTCTCACGGAGTTTTTCGGGGCTCAGGATATTGAGCCGCCAGAATTGATGTTTGTTTGCCCAGCTGAAAACTTCAGCTATCTCGCGCAATTCGAGCTTGTCGCGCTCGCGCATCAATCGAATCGTGTCTGCCCACTTGTGTAGATCAGGCTTCTTGGCTTTTGGTGTTGCGTCGAGTACACCGGCATAAATGAATTCAGCCAGCTTGATGTCGCCAGGGTGAGGGTCCGAGATTTTTTTCTCGGACGTAGATAACTCGTTAGAGTTATCTTTAATGGGTATTGGGTTATGGGTATTGGGTAGCATACCGTCCGCATTGCCTTCGCTATGCGTTCGCATTGCGTTCGCATCATCTGGCTTTCTCGATGGCTTGGATGCCTTGCTTTTCTTGGCCCAGCGCCGTTCAGCAGACTCTCTGGCTTTTGCTGACTTCTCGAATATCTTGGCTAAAACCTTGTCGCATCCAGCATGCCGATAGACACCATCATCTAGCTCAAAGAAGTCATCGATAACATTTCGGTACGCTTGCTGTTCGTCCGGAGTGCGGATGCAATGCGTTCGCATAAGTTTCGTATCATCAGCATCGAGCGGCCCCTCGTTGACGTAATAGGAGTCGATCAGCATTCGATAAATGCCGTGTTCCAGGAGCGTCAGGTGGCCCGTATCCTTTCGGTAATCACCAACATTGAATGCGTAGTGGTGCATACCTACCGCTCTTCCTCATCGAAGTCGCCGCCGATATGAATCGCCGCACAGTAGTCGCAAATATCAGTGCCTGGGTGAGCGATCTGGAAGGCTGACGGGATCTCTCGAGTGCAGCGCTCGCAAATATCGTGCGTATATGTCGTTGGCTGTATAGCCGGGACAACCTGATCTGTGCGCATGAGCCCCTCCTGATTTGTAATTGATGCCAGGTTACCTACGTCCTGGCGGCGATCATTGGCCCGTACCCATTTGTCGAGGCAGCCTACGCGGGTTAGCTCTGCTCCTCATCGCGAGAGGTCAGAGATCGCTTCTACGGGCCTACCAGAGCAGATTATCGCGACCTCTCTGCTCTGGATTCCGGCGCTACTACTTTCCGGTCGGCCCTCTCGGGGTTGATTCCGTGCGCCTCGCCTGACTTGCAGGCGGGACGGCTTGTATGTGGCCGGAGGTGATCCCGGCATGAACTATGTCTGGCTTAGGCTCCACCGCAATGCGGGATATGGTTGTCCACCAGATTTATCCGGTCGTCCCCGCTTACCTGATATTTACGAGCCTTGTCTTACAGCGAGGCTCCTTCACGACCGTTTCGTTGCCCGAACAACTGCACAATCACCACTTGTGCATTCACATACCAAAACGCACTCTGGGCATTGCCAATCTGCCGGTCTTTGCTTTTACTCAACCAATCCACTTCAGTCGTTTAGCGTAACCAGCCGGAGCCGGTAGTGGATGTATGGAGCCAGGGAGTAGTTCCGGGTTCCTGTCTGGTTATCCAGTCTGCAAAGTGCGTATTGCTATGCCCTGCCTAAGCAGGAAATCGCCGCACTATTCGCGGCAGTCAGCAAAGCAACCGTCTGGTCCCGCTGCCCAACTGCAGCAGGTCTACCAGATTTATGCTCCAGGCCTCGGGGGAGCTACGCTCGGAGAAAAACGATCCTGGGCTGCCGGCGATTTTCCCGTCGCAGATCATCCGGCCTTCCGCGTCCAGCGTTCCCTTTCGGGGCCTGCTGGCTGGCTGATGTCAGTTACCTCTCATAAATCGTGCGCCATTGACGACCGTGTTTTGGCTTTGCAAAGACGCCAGTTTTTGTTCTTGTTCCTGTAGCTCTCGCTTCAGATGCCGAATTCTCAGCATCGTTTGCTCAAGCGCTATTTGCTCGTTTACAACCACTGGTTCGGACAAACCCATTTCCTGACACAGCCAGTTCAGTGGTTCGCGGCAACCAGTGATCCGCATCAGATTTACGATGTCACACCAGGTAAAAAACTCTGGCTTGTGCGGGTTAAAACACGCGTTTACATGGGCGATCCACGTCTGCAACGGGCTTTTCAATCCGTAGATGTCGTAAAGCTCCAATGCCAGCTCTTTTGCTGAAAACTCATCGCGCAGGCAGTTCACTGCCTTCATCGCCCTCTGTTTGAAATCCTCGCCATTCACCCGTGCTCCCTCCGTTTCCATGTCAGTTTTGTTGGTCGTTGCTTTCGTCAGTGGTTTACTGGAGTTATGCGGCAGGCTGAACTTCGGGGTCTGGAACCCCGAGACGCAACCTGGATATCTCAATTCCAGTATCAATGTGGATGTCTGCCAATAGCGACTTAGGGATGCCCCTTGATCGCCAGTTGTAAACCGCCATTGGATGCTTGTATCCAAATCGATCCTGTACCCCGGAGACACCGCCGTATGCGGCAATTACCTCTTCAACAATCTCATTCATTTGGGAACCCCTCGGTGTTGCCAGAATTAAAACACATTGTTTTAGTTAAAACAACACAAGCTGTTTATAACACAGTTTGTGTTAGGTGCGATAATGATCACATGGACCTAATAGCGGAATTAGAAGATCACAGAAAACGAGAAGGGCTGAAGAAGTCTGATATGGCGAGGCTTTTCTCTGTGGAGCCCCAGAACTACAATAATTGGGTGTATCGAAATAGCCTGCCTAAAGATCATTATGGCGTTGCATACGCTATTCTTGGTCGAGACAACGAGTCAGTTGAGCAACTAAATCATCCCTCATACTCAATCCCGTTAATATCGTGGGTGGCCGCTGGCCACTGGTGTGAGAGTCCCGATTCTTACGAGCCCGGTGACGCGGAAGATTGGCTGCCAGCCCCCAAGAATGCCGGATCTCGCACCTTCGCACTAAGAGTAATCAATGACTCAATGACATCCCCGTACCCTGGGCAACGCTCGTATCCGCATGGAACGATTATTTACGTGGACCCAGATAAGTCTGTGACGAACGGGACCAGGGTCGTAGCAAGGGCCAACGGAGAATATACCTTCAAGTCTTACATTGAAGATGCTGGACGCAAGTACCTTAAACCGATAAACCCGACCTATGACAAGATCGACATTACCGAGGATGTGCATATCTGCGGGGTGGTGATCGGGAGCTATATGCCTGAATGAACGAGCATTTTATAGGATCAGACTCTAGCGAACACGGCCCTGTTTCGGCAAAGGAGATAGAAGCCTTGTTTGGCTCTTTGATTTCGAGATTGCACGATGGGGCGACCAGTTCTGAAATAACTAGAGATCCGAACTCAGCAGCCCAATACATTGATGCAATTGTTACTTTTGACAGGTGCTATGAGACTCTACTACAGGAGTTCTATAAGTCTGTAGAAAAAATCGAGTTTCGCTGTGAATCTAGGATATTCAAAGATAATCACGCCGCCTACCAATACATCTGGAAGCAACTGAAAACCACAAAGCTAATATCTCAGCGCTGGAGAAGAAAAAAGTCTCCTGTCGGAAAATTCAGATAGAAATACGCCAGTAACTGAGCTACAACCCATACAACACCAGTAGGAAGCGATCCGGTGTGCCCGGCGAGAGCCGGGCTTTTTTACGTTCATCGTAAGCTCAGTCCTGGACTCGCCATCGCGACGCCATCGCTACTACCCCACCTTCTTCCTTTGGCAATATCCTCAAGCGCCCGAAAAACAGGGCTTTCAGCACTCACGCCAAAATAAAACATAATGTGTTGACACAAAATAAAACATTGTGTTTTACTTTGTTCATGGCGTTTTAATTTAGGAAACAACCATGGACAAGAAAAACCACCAACCTTCACCGCTTCAGGAGACGCTGAGCTGCCTTCTTGGTTGCCTGCTGAGCATCCTGATTGGCGTCATGCTCGGTATCGGGTGGGCGTCATGAGTATCCAGACACCAGAGCTTTCACCTGCAGATATTCAGCTGGCAATTCGTTTGCTGAGTCGCGGCAAAGACGATCTGCGCGCATATCTGGCTGACGGGCACCCATCACTGGACGGTTACAACCGGGAAGATGTGAGGGAATTTCAATCGGACCTTGATCGAGCCCCTGCACTACTCGCGAAGTTCGAGGCCTGCCAGCAATGAGACGCTTCCGAATTCACACCCCTCCGTATGCTCCTGGCCGGCTTGTTGAAGCTGCAGACGGGAGCATCTTTAAGCGGGATGAGGTAATCGAGGCGCTGGAGCCTGCCCTGGCTGCACTCAAGCGCGTATCGAATCACGTGGCCGCGAATAGCTACCAAGCCTCCGAGTTGCGCGAGGCCATCGATGCGATCGAGCAGATAGTGAACCCGGCTGAGCTGCCGGAGGTTTCAGAGCATGTTTGATCCATTGGATTGCCCAGACTACGACGAATTTATTAGTGAGCGCAGGCGCAAAAGCCAGTGGCTGAGCAAGTTTCTGGCGCACCCAGATCCGCGCGACCCAGACTACCCAGGCGATTGTCCTGACAGCGAGGAAGAAGATGATCAATAAATTGAACACCACATTTAAGTCGCTCTTTGGTGGGGACCAGAACCTGATCGAAGAGGACGACCCGGCTGCCAAGCAGCTTCAGGCGGACATTGATGCTGAGCAGGCCAGAATCGATCGATCGCGTCGACGCGACTACTTCCCGCCTGGAAGCGTAGCGCCTCGCACACTGAAAGACGCAACAGCGCCAGACGGCAAATTCAAACCGATAGTTTAATCATGACGATGAGGGATCAATGTATGACCGATAGAACAGCTGAAAAAAGCACTGACGTGCAGGAATTCTACGGCCAATCCACCAGCACAACAGCGCTGGTGCTTGATGGTCAGTCCATGGAAAAGATGATGTCCATGGCTGAATTTATGTCAAAGGGAGTTGCGACCGTACCGCGCCATCTGCAAAAGAATGCGTCTGACTGCCTCGCGATCATCATGCAGGCAGTGCAATGGAAGATGAATCCTTTTGCAGTAGCGCAAAAAACTCATCTTGTCAGCGGCACTCTGGGTTATGAGGCTCAGCTGGTAAACGCCGTGATCAACTCCTTGGCACCTACGAAAGATCGCATTCACTACGAATGGTTCGGTGACTGGGACAAGGTGATCGGAAAATTCAAAGAGGTCACCAGTAAAAAGAAAGTCAACGAAGATACCGGGGAGCCTCAAAAATACAGGGTTCCCAACTGGACTATTGATGATGAAAAAGGCCTGGGCGTCCGCGTATGGGCAACACTTCGCGGAGAGTCCGAGCCGCGAGAGCTTACCCTGCTGCTCTCCCAATGCCGAGTCAGGAATAGCACTCTATGGGCGGACGATCCCCGTCAACAAATTGCTTACCTGGCTGTTAAACGGTGGGCCCGCTTGTACTGCCCGGACGTGATTCTCGGTGTCTATTCTGCAGATGAATTGAGCGACTACAGCCAGGAGATTGATGTAACTGGCCGCTCCGAGCGCGTTGAGGACGAAAAACCAGATCCAGTTTCTACAACCATCACTAAAGAGCAAATCGGCCAGATAATCCATGCTCTTCCAGCTGCAGGAATGGAAGTTGAGGACTTCTGCAAAATGGCTCGTGTTGACGCACTGCATGATCTGCAACAGGCGCGCTTCGAGGCGGCCATGAACTACGTTAAGCGACGCACGGAAGCACTGCAGGCCTCGGAGCAGGCTCAGCCCTCTGATCAGGAGGCCGAAGCGCAATGATTATCCATCAATGCGAACAGGGCTCACGCGAGTGGTTTGAGGCTCGTGCCGGGGTCATCACTGCCAGCATGTTCTCCGAAGTGCGCAGACGCCTGAAGTCTGGAGAGAATGCCGGCGACTACACCCAGGCTGCCAAAGAATACGCCTTCAAACTTGCCGTTGAGCGAATAGGCAAGACGCTACTCGAAGAGGACGGATTCAAGGGCTGGCAAGCGGAGCGTGGCAACCGTCTCGAAGAAGAATGCCGGATCCGGCATGAGGCTGACATCGGTGAGATTGTCGAGCTGGCTGGATTCGTCACGACCGATTGCGGCCGCTTTGGTTGCAGCGCTGACGCTTTTGTTGGTGAGGACGGCGGTGGTGAGTACAAATGCTTTCTGGCGCCATCAAAGCTGCGCCCGATCATCGTTGACGATGACTGGGGAACGATCGCCGATCAGGTCCAGGGTTGTATCTGGATCACCGAGCGCCGCCAGTGGTGGGACCAGTGCCTCTACGCGCCAATTCTGGCGCCAATCCGCCTCGACTTCATTCGCACCCGCGCATACCGGGATGACGAGTATATCCGCGATCTGATCAATGACCTGCTGTTGTTTGATGCCCTGGTTGAAGAGTACCGGGAGCAGATCGTCGCAGCTGCAAATAAGCGACTACCGGAGCAAGCTGCAGCGCCTGAGCCGGAGCCAGAACCTGAGTTTGAATTCAATTTTTGAGGGATCTACCCATGAAAGACTTGATTCGTATCGAAGCGAAACCAGCACTGCTGTCAGTTAATTTTGCGGAGCTGGAAAAGCACCTGGCTAAAGAGTTGGAGAAATACGATGTCGTTGTTACCGGCGACACCGTTAAGGATGCCAAGGCGCTGGCTACCGAGCTGAACGCTACCAAAAAGATCATCGACACTCGCCGCAAGGATGAAGTGGCCAAGGCGTCCGAGCCGGTAAAACAATTCGACGCCAATATGAAAAAGCTGGTTGCCATGTGTGAGGCAGGCCGGCAAAAAATACTTGATCAGGTGCAGCGCTTCGAGGATGAAACACGCGCAAAAGCGCTTGAGCTGCTGACTGAGTACCGCGTCGAGCGCTGGACCGATCTTGCGGTTAATGATGAATTTCGCCGGGCGCAGATAAATGATCTGGCAATACTGTCTGCTGTCACTGGAAAAGGCGCCCTGGCTGCGTCTGCGCGCCGATCAGTCGATGAGCGCGTCATGGCTGACAAGTCTATGCAAGATCGAACAGAGCGACGCCTGTTGTTGCTAGAGAATCAAAGCCTGAAAGCAGGCCTTGCCTCCCCACTCACTCGCGATCACGTCAATAGTTTCCTGTTTGAGCCTGAAGAGGTTTACCAAGCACAGCTCGACCGAATCATTGAGTCTGAAGTCAAACGCCAGGAAGAAGCTGAGCAAAAGCTGCGCGAGAAAATTCAGCGTGAGAATGTTGCTGCTGCCGAAAAACAGGTTCAAGAAACTATATCTCAGGCCAAAGAAGTGGGCGTAATCGATCGCGATCTGCTGGATGAGGCGAGCCAGACTGCAGCTGATCTTGCTTCCAGCATTATCTCCAAAGAGCCAGACCAAAGTGATACAGCTCAGACCCAATCATCAAGATCATGTGGCGAGAGCAATACTGTCACCTGCTTCATCGTCTGCAGTTTCGAGCTGCAGGTAGACCCGCGCGCACCAGAAGAAGTGATCCGCAAAAAATTCATGGCGAAGATGGAGGCTGCCGGGTTTCAGTCGCTGGTATCTGTCCGCGTCAACAAACAGCAAGCCGCCGCTTAATTCACAAAAACAGGAGACAGAACCATGGCCTTTATTTTGCCTTACGACTCAGAAACAACCGGACTCCCTGACTGGGGACAGCCAAGCGAAGCCGATCACCAGCCCCACATCGTCCAGTTGGCGGCACTCCTTGTCGACGAAGAGACTCGCGAGATCAGCGATCAGATGGACGTGATTATCAAGCCTGACGGCTGGGTAATTCCCGACGAAGTAGCTGCCATCCACGGCATTACCACTGAGCGCGCCATGGATGAGGGCGTGCCGGAAAAAGAAGCATTCGAGCAGTTTATTGAGCTGTGGAAGCGCTGCGAATTTCGGGTGGGTTACAACGAATCGTTTGATGCCCGGATCATGAGAATCGCCACATTCAGATACTCGGTAGCCGACATCATCGATGCCTGGAAAGAGGCTCCGGCCAAGTGCGCCATGAAGATGGCAAAACCAATTTGCAAGATTCCTGCACCACCAAAGGCGCGCCGCTTTGGGCCGTACAAAAATCCCACTCTGGCTGAAGCATACAAGCACTTCACTGGGATGGACCTTGCAGATGCACATTCCGCTATGGCCGACACGATGGCAGCCATGGATGTGTACTTCGCTGCGCTGCGTCACGAGCAGAAAGAAGCAGCGGCGTAGCCAGGAATAATTCTGGGAATAATTTTGGGCACAAACTGAAATTTTTTAACAACGATAAGGAGTGATTCGCATGAGTACAAATACCGCGCAGTTTATCGATGACCTGGATGCAGGAGTGTTTGCCGAAAAGCTCGGCAAGATTCTTTCTGACGTCGCTGCAGGCGTCATTGATCATGACAAGGTAGGCAATATCACAATTCAGCTGGACATGAAGAGAATTGGCACCAGTTATCAGGTGGCTATTTCTCACAAGCTGAAATACACCAAGCCAACCCGCAAGGGCAAGCTGACAGAAGAGGAAACCACACAAACACCAATGCACGTTGGTAAACATGGTGCCCTCTCCCTGTTCCCAGAAAACCAGTTCCAGATGTTCAACAAAACAGGCCAGCCCCAGGGCGAAGCTAAATAAACACCTTTTTCCATTATAAATAGGACAAAAATATGGATGGCACAGCGATTAAGCAGATCACAGATAACGCGGCAGCAATTGAACTTGCGCAAAGGGTAAACGAAACATTCAGCCCTGTAGCTGCGATGCCTGAACACTTCAAGGTTGTTGATCTTGAGCAGTATGAAGAATTCCGAACCGGGTTCAGAGCCCGTTTTGTTACGCACCTGATCCACAGTTTCGTGAGCTATCACGGCAATCCGACAGCAACAATCAGCCCTGTGTTTGTGGACCCAGAAAGAGCCACTGCCAAGGTGATTTTTGACCTTGGTAGTTCTAGTGAACCTGGCCACTGCCGAAATACTGCAGAGCTTGCACTGAAGAAAACGGCTGCGTTTGTAGCGTTTGAGTCACTATTCAGCCGCTCAGACATTGATCAGCGGAAACTGGCGGAATGGCTGGAAGATTGGCGCGAATACATTTCGGCAGTTGGGTCAGACGGTTCCTATATTGATGTAAAGCAAACCATCAATACAGTCCGAAAAGTGACGATTGAAGGCGTCAGAAAGTCTGACAGCTCGGAAGAAAACTTTTCAAGCAGCCGAAGCACCCTAGAGTCGATCACGGCGCGAAGCGAAGCTGGAGAATTGCCCTCAGTGCTGATTTTCAGGGCAGAGCCGTTCCATGGTCTGTCGACGCGCGATTTTCGGTTCCGAATCAGCATCCGCACAGGTGGCGAGAAGGTGAGTTTTGGTGCGTTTCGTATTCAGGAGGGCGTCGACTCAGAAGAGATCGGCAATGATTTCTGCGAAATCCTCAAGGAAAAGCTGCCACCTGAAACAAACATTGTTATTGGCACAATAGATACGAAGTAGCGTCCCCATGACGGCCCGGAACAGACGGGAAGCCGTGCCAGTGTGCTACCGCTGGGGCGCACGAAAATAACTTAGAGGGAAGATCATGGACTGCGGATATTTGGAAGAAGGCGATAGATGCCCGGAAAAAATGTGCCGAGGCATTATGAATTTTGTGAGGCAAGATTCGTGCAGCTGCCACATAAACCCGCCCTGCTCTGCTTGCGTTAATGCTCTATTAGTTTGCAGCGATTGCGGGTTCGTGGACGATAGCGAGCCTGAGAAATATGTCGCGGTTGCGCCTGGCCTTTCGATGCTGGTCCACAAGCCAATGCCACTGGACAGCACGAAAATTGACTGGCGAAACAAAATGCACACAAACAGCAGCATGATCAAGGAAGGAGTCTATCCAGAAGGAACAACCAGGGCAGAAGTTGAAGCAATGGTAAAAGGCACTTTTGGCGGACGCTTCAAGAGCTTCGGCGACGGCAGATTTACATACATTGCGTACACGGATTGATGACAGCCATGCAAATCAAAAAACCCGAACCACTGGAGACAGCGCAATGAGCAAAGGCGCAAACAACCTAGTTGACACCTCAATGTCCCACGAAGAAATAGGGCAGATTCTGGGCGTATCCAGATCCACTGTCGGTGATATTGAGCACCGTGCCATGGAAAAAATACGCAGAATGCGCACCCCGGTAGCACAGCGAATGCTCGGTTATTTCGAGCACCTGAATGATAAAGGTGAAGCGCCGGAAGAGTACCGGGTATCTGATGATTCGCATGCAGAGGAAGCGTTGTCATGACAGGCATGGAATTCAAAACACAATACGGGCTCAGCTTTGACGGCAAGATCAATGTTGATCTGTTCGCCGGTGGCGGTGGCGCCAGCACCGGCATTGAAATGGGCACGAATCGCCCAGTACACATTGCGATCAATCACGATCCCGATGCAATCAGCCAGCACAAAGCGAATCACCCTGCAGCCACTCACTATGAGAGCGATGTGTTCGATGTGGATCCGCTGACGGCCTGTGCTGATCGTCCGGTAGCTCACCTGCATGCCAGTCCGGATTGCACCCATCACAGCCAGGCAAGCGGCGGTCAGCCGCGCAAGCAAGCAATCAGATCACTGTCCTGGGTGGTTCATCGCTGGGCGGGCAAAGTGCGACCTGACGTGATTACCCTGGAGAACGTCGCCCAGATACTGCAGTGGTCCCCACTGGTGGCGAAGCGCTGCCGAAAGACAGGCCGGGTCATGAAACTGGATGGCACTGTTGCAGTTCCAGGCGAACGAGTGCCAGTCAATGAGCAGTACCTGATCCCCAACAAGAAAAAGCGCGGCCACAACTGGCGTCACTTTGTCGACGGGCTGCGCGCAATGGGCTACGCAGTGGAATGGAAAACGCTGAAGGCATGCGACTACGGCGCGCCCACGACTCGAGAACGTCTATATCTGGTTGCACGGTGCGACGGTAAACCGATCGTCTGGCCAGAACCTACTCACGCGCAGAAGCCAAAGCGCGGCCAGAAGAAATGGCGCACAGCAGCTGACTGCATTGATTGGTCAGTTCCAGGTCAATCGATATTCGGGCGAAAGCGCCCGCTGGCGGCGGCGACCATGCGCCGGATTGCGAAGGGTGTCAAAAAGTACGTGCTCGATGCCTCGGAGCCTTTCATCGTTACCTGCAATCATGGCGGCGAACGATTCAGGGGTCAGGGAATGGACCGCCCTCTTCCAACGATAACAGCTGCGCACGATGCTCATGGGCTGGTCGACGCAACACTGGCGCCAGCAATCATCAACTGTGCAAACAGCAAAACCACTGGTCGTGGATTAAATACTTGGGGCCCTGAAGAGCCGCTGCGAACAATAACCACAGCGCCTGGCTTTTCGGTTGCCACTGCTTACCTCGCGCAAATGAATGGCGGGTTCAACACCAACCCCGGCCATGATGCTCGAGAGCCAATGAGCACGATCACGAACACCGGCAGCCAGCAACAGCTTGTCACGGCACACCTGGCGCATCTGCGCGGGAACTGTGACGCCCGGGCAGCAGATGATCCACTGAGAACGATTAGCGCTGGTGGCGAACACCACGGCCTTGTGACTGCATTCCTGTCTCGGCAATTCGGCGCCAGCGTTGGCCAGAAAGTCGAAGTGCCAGCACCAACCGTCACAGCAGGTGGCGGCGGCAAAACGGCTGTCGTTGAGTGTCAACTTTCACCAGAGCATGAAGCAGGCGCGCTGCGAGTCGCTGGATTCCTGATGCAATACTACGGCTGCAGTGTTGCAACTGGCTTAGCGTCCCCAGTAAATACGATCACCACAAAAGACCGCATGGCATTAGTCACAGTCTGGATCAAGGGCGACCCGTATGTGATCGTGGATATTCGTCTGCGCATGCTGGACCCACGAGAGCTATACCGGGCCCAGGGATTCCCTGACAGCTACATCATCGATCGTGGTCACGATGGCCGTGTGTTTCCCAAGTACAAACAGGTTCGATTCGTCGGCAACAGCGTGAGCCCGTTGCCTATGGCTGCAATTGCTCGGGCAAATCTTGATCCTGAACCGATGCGAGCGAGGATGGCGGCGTGAAACTGAGCTATCCCGAATTTCTTCGCCGGAAAACAGCGATCGCAGACACGGCCGGGTTTGACGTGGAACTGACCGATATCAATCCCCTGCTGAAACAGCACCAGAAGCTGATGGTTAAGTGGGCATGTAAAGGCGGGCTGCGCGCCCTGTTTGCAGCGTTCGGCTTGGGTAAGTCTGTCATGCAGCTGGAGATTGTCAGGCTGTGCATGCAGCACGGCTCGGGTCGTGGGATGATCATACTGCCGCTCGGTGTTCGCCAGGAGTTCACCAGGGACGCACACATTTTGGGTACCGGCGATCATCCGGACATTACAGATGCCCAGCGCCTGCAGCTGCAGGAATGGATTGAGCGCGGCGGGACCGTCCCACAGGTGAAATTCATACGCAGAGCTGAAGAGATTGATCAGAATCCTGCAGTGATTCACATGACAAACTATGAAACTGTTCGTGATGGCAAACTCGATCCAACGCTATTCGATGTTGTGTCACTGGACGAGGCCTCTATCCTGCGAGGATTCGGAGGCACCAAAACCTTCCGTGAATTTATGGCAGTACTGGCCGGTGATGATAAGCGCGACATGAATCGCCGCGTCAGATCCGATGGTGTTCCGTACCGGTTTGTCGCGACTGCCACACCATCGCCAAACGAATACATTGAACTGCTGGCTTACGCAGCCTTCCTCAATATCATGGATGTTGGTCAGGCAAAAACGCGGTTCTTTAAGCGAGACAGCACCAAAGCGGACAAGCTCACACTTCACCCGCACAAAGAAGAAGAGTTCTGGTTGTGGGTGGCCAGCTGGGCGCTGTTTGTGCAGAAGCCCTCAGACCTTGGCTGCAGCGATGAAGGTTATGACATGCCGGCACTCGATGTGCGGTGGCATGAAATCCCCGATGAACATGAAAACGCCGGTACCGGCCACAACGGTCAAATGTTGATGTTCAAGGAGCAGGCGATCGGCGTCGTTGAGTCAGCCCGGGAAAAGCGCGAAAGCCTGCCGCGGCGCATCGATAAATTGATGGAGATCCGCGCAGAGGATCCTGCAGCCCACCGGATAATCTGGCATGACCTGGAAGCGGAGCGACATGCGATCGAGCAGGCCATTGACACCGTTGTTAGTGTCTTTGGTTCTCAGGACCTGGATGATCGAGAGCAAACCATTATCGAATTCAGCAACGGCAAGCACCAGGAACTGGCTGCCAAGCCATCGATAGCCGGCAGCGGCTGCAACTTCCAGCGTCACTGCCACTGGGCAGTGTTTCTCGGTATCGGTTTCAAGTTCAACGACTTCATCCAGGCGATTCACCGGATTCAGCGATTCCTGCAGAAGAAGCAATGTCGCATTGACATCATCTACACGGAAGCAGAACGACAGGTGCGAGCCACCCTGGAAGAGAAATGGCGAAACCATGTAATACAGGTGGAGAAAATGACAGCGATCATCAAAAAGCATGGCCTTTCCGATGCCGGGAAGTTGGAAGCAATGACCCGCAAGCTGGGTGTCGAGCGCGTGGAAGTGTCCGGCGAGAATTACACGGCCGTGAATGAGGACTGTGTTCTCGAGACCGGCCGCATGGACGACAACAGCGTCGGGCTGATCCTGACAAGCATCCCTTTCAGTACCCAGTACGAGTACTCCCCAAACTATGCCGACTTTGGGCACACAGATCACAACGAACACTTTTTCGAGCAGATGGACTACCTGACGCCGAACCTGTTCCGAGTACTTCAACCAGGTCGCCTCTGCGTCGTCCACGTTAAGGACCGGATTGTTCCGATGGGCATGACCGAGTACGGATGCCAGACGGTTTACCCGCTGCACATGGTCGCCACGCAGCACTACATCAAACACGGCTTTGCCTACATGGGCATGAAAACGATCACCACTGATGTCGTCAGGGAGAATAACCAGACCTATAGGCTGGGATGGACCGAACAATGCAAAGACGGCACCAAGATGGGCGTTGGCATGCCAGAGTACTTACTGATTTTCCGAAAGCCACCAACAGATACCAGTAACGCGTACGCAGATGTGCCCGTCGTAAAAACGAAAGAGGACTACAGTGTCGGCCGCTGGCAGATCGATGCTCACGGCTACACCAGATCATCGGGCAACCGCAAGCTGACACCGGAAGAGCTTGAAAACATGCCTCACGATCAGATTTTTAAGTGGTTCCGCCAGTACTCCCTGGCGAATGTGTATGACTTTGAATACCACGTGCGCATTGCTGACGACTTGCGAAAGCTCGAACGCTTACCGTCGACGTTCATGCTGCTGCAGCCACCAAGCTGGGCAGATGATGTCTGGACAGACGTTGCCCGCATGCTGACGCTCAACGGTACCCAAAGCGCGCGCGGTCGCGAAATGCACTTATGCCCAATGCAATTCGATATCGCCGACCGCGTCATCGAGCAAATGAGCAACCCCGGGGACCTGGTGCTGGATCCTTTCGGCGGGATTATGACCGTGCCTTACCGGGCTGTGCTGAAAGGCCGGCGTGGCTACGGTATCGAACTGTCGCCACGCTACTTTGCTGACGGATGTTTGTATCTGAAAGAGGCCGAGGAAAAGACCAGTACTCCCGACCTTTTTGCAACGCTGGATTCCCGGGAGGCGGCCGCGTGAGCGATACCGTCCTGCAATCACTGGCCGCTGAACTCGACGAAATACAGGCGGAGCGACGCTGCAGCTTTGACGACGCAGTGAAAGTGTTGATAGACGAAGAGACCGATAGCACCGTTAAGGCGAACACCTGGATTGCCAGCGCGATGATCGAGTCGCTGAGAGACGTTTTTGGACCGGATGCTATTTGAAACAGACGGGGATAGCGATATGAGTACGCGGCACATATACATTGAGGAATTCATTGCAATACTGAGGGAAAGCGACCCCCACATAAAAGGGCTTTTCACCCATGGCAGCTGCTATCGATTCGTGAAGCTATTGCAGAGCCTTTTCCCGAATGTTGTCCCGATGATCAGTGCTGACGGGAATCACGCAGCAGCTGAGCTGGACGGCAAGTTGTACGACATCACCGGAGAAATCACCGGCGAGTTTCGAGAGGCGACCGTCGAAGATCTGGTTACTATGGATTCCTGGAGTTTTGACAGGTATCACATGCTGCAGGTCGGTGAATGCCCGGTCTGTGAAGAGCCTATTACACCAAGATCACCCCAGCCAGCTGATACTCAGCATATTGCAACAGTGGTTGGCGATACCATCAGATATGTGCGCGGGTTCCCAGAATCGGCAATCATCAAGATGTTCTGCCTTAAAGATGGCGACAAGCTCTACACCACACCCCAGCCCCCTGCTGTGCCGGATAGCTTCGCAGAACTGGTGCGCTTCGCATATTCAGAGGGGCAAGGCAGGCCGATAAACGAACTGTCTGAATTCCGCTGGGTGGATAGCGAATCGAAACGCAGACTGGAAGCCATGCTCAAGGCAGCGCACCCAGCGAAACACACACGCTCAACCCTGCCCGATGGCGTCACGCGAGTACGCAATGTTGCGACCGGGGAGATAACTGAGAGACGGGCGGTGCCGGATGGGTATGTGATGGTGCCGGTTGAGCCGACTGTAACAACAGAAATGAAGATCGATTGCATCGGTGAGTTTTCATGGAAAGAGGAGGCACCCTACTACGACGAAAACGGCATTGTGCATGACTATGTGGCTCAACACGTTGTTCCTTGGGATATCTGCAAGGACATATTTAAGCGCATGTATTCTCATCTCGTTAAAGAATGCCAGCTCGCAGCAGCACAGCAAGGGGGTGAGCAGTGAAAGCACTGACAATATGCCAGCCATACGCACACCTGATCTGCCTGCCGGAAGCCGACCCGCGCCACAAACGCGTCGAGAACCGCACCTGGGCGACTCGATACAGAGGCCCGATCGCAATCCATGCAGGTAAAAGCCGGAGCTGGCTGGACCTAAGCGCTGATAAAAGCATCGATGAGGAATATGACATTCGGGTGGCGGATATGGCGTTTGGTGCCGTGGTCGCAACAGCCAACCTGGTGGCGTGTCTCAACATTGAGGCGATCGTTCATGGGCGCTATCCGGACAAATACCGATGGCTAGCCACTCACAACCACACAGAAGACCCTTGGTGTTGGGTGCTGGCAGACGTGAAAGCGATCGAGCCGATCCCCTACACGGGCGCTCAGGGGTTATGGGATTTTCCAGAGGAATTGATTTTGGGCGCCAGCGCCCAGGCGCGGGAGGAATGATGGCCAGCACCATAAAAGCCACCACGCTGCTGCGAAACCGCATAGCCAGCATCGAAGATGAATTGCGCGAACTGGCAGAGCGGCGGGCTGATTTAAAACAACAGTCCGAATCACTGGCAGACGAGCTGGCCCAGCATAAAGAGGCGCTGAATATCTTGGTTCGGAGTGTGTCGCCAACGGCGCGGAGGAATAATCAATGAGTAGCAATATACAGCACTTAAAAACCATCAGGGCGGGCAGCACGACACGCAATCCCGGCAAGGTCATGTCACCTGAGGAGGTGCTGAGGTTCTTTAGCGCAATTTCCGATCAGGCTGCACAAGGGGAGCATTTTCCCGACGCCAGGAAAATGGTAATAGCCAGTGAGGCCCAAAAGATTGGCGAGGATGCCTGGAAAGAGACCCGATCACAGCGCCGTCTGCGCATGCGAGTTTGGCTGACTGGGATGCGTCCTATGACTATCCAGCGAGCCATGGAGGTAATGTCGTGAGCGTCCAACCGCGCTTCATCCGAGCCAAAGATGCCCCTGCTTATCTCGCTATGAACCGCAACAAATTCAATGCGGAGGTAAAGCCCAAGCTGACCATCATCGAGATCAGCAAGCAGGGTCGAGCCTATGACCGCCTTGACCTTGACGCCATTGCGGACGATATTAAGCGTCGCAACGGGCGTCCTCCTGAAAGACTTTATGGGGATTCTCAATGGGCACAAAAAGAATGCCAGGGCTCACCTTCAGGAAGGGCATCTGGCACATCGATAAGAAAGTCAAAGACTACGGCCGCCTTTGCGAAAGCACTGGATGCAGTAGTATCGAAGCAGCGAATCAGTTCCTCGCGGACCGGTTAGCTGAAATCAGACAGGCACAGTTATCTGGCCGGCCACGCGTCACATGGCGTGAGGCCGCGACAAAGTACCTGCTGGAGAACCAGGGCAAGGCATCGATCGCTGATGACGCTCGGCATTTAAAGGCACTGGATAGCTTTATTGGCGATTCACTGCTTGAGCATATCCACGATGACACTCTTCGCCCATTCGTCGAGGACCGTCGCACGGCGGGCCTTCGAACGAACTCGATCAACCGTGCACTGGCTGTCGTGCGGCGGGTGTTGAACCTCAGCGCTCGGTCATGGCGCCACCCATCAGGCAAGACCTGGCTGGAAACTGCACCGCTTATCACGATGCAGAAACCGCCCCAGGGCCGAAGCGATGGGCGCAAACCGTACCCACTGGACTGGGATGAACAGGAAAAGCTGATCAAGGCACAGCACCCAAAGCTGGCCCGAATGACGCTCTATGCTGTGAATACCGGTTGCCGAGAGGCTGAGATTTGTGGCCTTCGTTGGAAGTGGGAATGGAAAACCGATGTGAAGGAACTGCAGGGCCGGGTGTTTATCATCCCGGGCGATGCGGATCTGGTGAACGGTACCGGCGTAAAGAACCGCCAGGACAAACTGGTGGTGCTGAACGACATTGCGCATTCGGTAGTGGAAAGCTGCCGCGGGGAGCACCCTGAATTCGTTTTCACGAACCAGTTGGGCAACCCGGTGAAGAAGATGCACACGACCGCATGGAAGTTCTCATGGATTCGTGCGGGACTGCCAGACGATGGTGTGTATCTGAAGGGAGTGCATAACCTGCGTCATACGTGTGGCCAGAGGCTGCGCGCTGCAGGTGTATCGAACGAGACACGAAAGACGATTCTGGGCCACAAGAACGGTGACATCACGAGTCACTACTCTGAAGCAGGGATTCTGGAGTTACTGGAGGCGGTGAACCGACTCTGCCACGTGTCCCGCAAATCTCCCGCACTGACCTTGGTGAAGCTAAGTGCGGGTGAGTCGTAG